TCGCCATGTGCCGACGATCACCTCCGGGGCGCGAAGGAGGCCGCGCAGCTGGTCGACCACGGCGCCCTCGATCTCGGCGGCGGGTACGCGCCCCACCGGGCAGGCATCCGCGCCGCGTTTCAGAACGGACTGACTGACGTAGTAGCGGTAGAGCTTGTCGCCGCGCCGCGTGTGCGTCGGCGTCATGGCGCAGCCGGTCGGCCCGAAGATGAGGCCCTTCAACAGAGCCGGGGTCGCGGCCCGTGTCCGGCCCGCGCGCATCCTCGGGCTCTCGCGCAGGATTCCGTGCACCTTGTCCCACAAGGCGCGCGTGATGATGGCTTCGTGCTCGCCGGGATAGGCCGTCCCCTTGTGCACGGCGTCGCCGATATAAACCCGGTTGTTGATCAGCTTGTAGAGAAACCCCTTGTCGACGAGCCGACCGCGCCGCGTCCGCACGCCTTCGGCCGCGAGCGTTCGGGCCAACGCGGTCGCCGAACCCACCTCGACGAAGCGCTCGAAGATCATCCGGACCGTCGCGGCCTCGGCATCATTGATCACCAACTTGCGGTCCCGGACCTCGTAGCCGAGCGGCACGAAGCCGCCCATCCACATGCCGCGTTTGCGCGAGGCGGCGATCTTGTCCCGGATGCGCTCGCCGATCACCTCCCGCTCGAACTGGGCAAAGCTGAGCAGGATGTTGAGCGTAAGCCGCCCCATGGACGTCGTGGTGTTGAACGACTGGGTCACACTGACGAAGGTGACGCCGCCGCGATCGAACACCTCGACCAGCTTGGCGAAATCCATGAGCGAGCGGCTGAGCCGGTCGATCTTGTAGACGACGACCACGTCGATCCGGCCGTCCTCAATGTCGGCGAGCAGGCGCTTCAGTGCAGGCCGATCCAGCGTCCCACCCGAGAAGCCACCGTCATCATAGGGCTCGGGATAGAGGACCCAGCCTTCGGGCTTCTGGCTGGCGATATACGCTTCGCAGGCCTCGCGCTGGGCATCGAGGCTGTTGAACTCCATCTCCAGCCCTTCTTCCGTCGACTTGCGCGTATAGACCGCGCAGCGCAGCTTTCGGATGGATTTGGCGGATGCGGGTGATTTCGTCATGCCTGACCTCGCCGGTTCTTGAGGCCGAAGAAGACCCAGCCGTTCCAGCGCGTTCCGGTGATGGCGCGGGCGATGGCGGAGAGCGAGCGGTAGGGACGCCCCTGCCATTCATAACCGTCGTTCAGCACCGTGACGGTGTGCTCGACGCCCTGCCATTCGCGGATCAGCCGCGTGCCGGCGATCGGCTTGTCGTCGGCGCGGATCCGGCGCAGCACGATGTTGCCACCGTCGAGCTGCTCGCCCAGAGCTTCGAGGCGTTCGACGGTCGCCGGTTTCAAACCGCCATAAGCCAATTCCTGGATCCGATAGGCGAGCCGGCTTTCGAGGAAACGCCGGTTGTAAGGTGGCGCCTCGGTGTCGAAGAGTTCACGCCACTGCTTCTTGAGGTCGGGCGTCGGCGTGGTCTTCAGCGCGGCCAACCGGGACAGGATGTTTTCTGTCATGGTCATGCGTCTCCTTTGCAAATTGGAGTTCCATGACCGCTCCGGTCGGGCGGGAAGTGAAGGCAACTTTCTCCGCGGTCGCCAAATACTTGCCTTGACTGGCGCGCCTTGAGCCGAACCAGCCCGCGCGCAAAAATCCTGCAGACTTCCCCGATTCGCTCGTCCGGCGTCATATGCCCGGGGTGGATCGGATTCGGCATGTCCATCACAGAGATCACCTAAGGGATTGGTTTCCCTTGACCTCTACTCACGGTGCGGAAGATCCGTCCCAAGGCGATGGCTTTTGAATCGACTCCGCCAGGTAATTGCGATAAGAACATAAGATGAACAATTGCGAGGCAATTATGGGCAGCTGAGATGGCTAAAAACCTGAAGAAATTCGTCAATCCCAAGTTTACCCGAACCGTCGATCTCGGCTTGCTCAGCCGCCTGTTTGAGCGCCACAGCGATGCGCTGAACGGGTTGGACCTCGGGGTCTTCAGGGATGAGGCGGCGCAGGACGATGCTCGCAGCGCCGTCCAGGACTTCTTCACGGGGCCCGAAGAGAACTACCCAGAGGGACTCGTCGCCGACCTGCATCGAATCGCGGAGCTCGGCAACGCGGCAGGCCTCGACATTATTCTTCAGCAGGCCGCGCGCCTCGGGATAGGCCTGACACCCGAAGCGAAGGGTGACGAGCCGGAGGTTCACCAGGATCCCAAGCACGTCGCCTTGCGCGTCTTCCTCGACCATCCCGATGTCTTTGACGCCGCGTCGGACATGATGGCGCTCATGGCGCGCACCTCGCTCGCTGAGTTCGTGGGCCGCGACGAAGGCATCGAGGCGATCATGGACGATCGCGCAAAGGCCGAATTCGAAGCCGCCGCCGCCGCGATGTTCGAACAGGATCTCCGCAGCAATTATTGCCGTGCCGGCTGGTATGACGATGCCGACGAACTCGTCCTGGTGATCGAGCATGGTTCTCCGATCACCACGACCGACGTCCTGCAAAAAGACCAGAAGCGCGTGATCAGCTTCCGCGCCGCCGAACACGCGGTGCTGTCCTACAACTCCACCACGGGCCTGTTGAAGATCGGCGGCGTGGCCAAGGCGCGCCGCGCCGACCTCGCGGAACTGTTCGCCCACAAGATCCTGGGCAAGCCCGAATTCTTTGCCGGCGACGACGCGCAGAACCTCTACACGCTCGACCCGGTGCAGCGCGCGGGCTTCGGCTTCGCGTTCAACCATGACTTCGATCCGGGCATCCAGCGGGTCCAGATCACCGAGGTCCAGGTCGACCGCGTCGGCGCCGATCCGAAGACGGGGGAAACGCGAACCTTCTACTCCTATGTCGCGCGCGACGGCCGCGACAATGCGCTGGCCAGGTTGGGCGAGATGATGCGGGGCGCTCGTCTCGGGTCGGATTGGCGCCTCAACCACATCGTCATCCGCGTTCATTTCGCGACCGGCGGCAAGTCGGCGAAGAAGGTGACCGTCAAGCTGAAGCCGCCCGCCCACGCCATGTTCAAGCGTCAGCAGTTCGAGGGCCGCATCATGACGCTCCTTCGCCGCAACGGACTGCTCAATGACCGAGACGCTTCCCAGGCTGCTGTTGCGGCTGAGTGAAGCGGGCGATCCCGCAATCCTTTGGGGCCGACAGGCTGCGCCTCATGCTGGGCGCGATTTCGAGCGGCTGCTCGATCATGGCGTCCTGGTCGAGCAGGCGCCGGCAACGGAATGGGATGTGTGCCCCAACTGCGATTGCGGACTCGACGCGCGGCCTGTCCAGCAGGTCAATGGGCAACACATCGCGGTTTGCCCGACGGACCGGGGCAGCGACGTCGTTCTCGGCGATGACGATCTGCGGAGCTTTCGCATTCATCCTTCCGCGCTGGTCCGCGAAATCGCCATGGCGTCCGGGTTCGGAGGCGAACCGACGCCGGTCGCGACGGGTGTCTGGCATCTGGGGGAAACATCGAACCAGCGGGCGCTGTTCCTCGCACTGTCGCAGGATGCAGTGCTTCAACCAGGAATGATCGGCCTGCTGCGTTCGGTCGCCCGCTCATCGCCCGTCACGGTGATCGCGCCCGCGATGGCGGCGGACGAACTCGCCCGCTTCGTCGAAGCTGCGATCGCCGTCATATCGATTGACCGCTGTCTGGGCAGAAACGCGACGGGGTTCACGATCGACCTTTCGAAGCTGGAATCCGTTCCGGCTCTGGAGCCACACCTCGTTATTTTCCGCCAGAGCCAGCGGGTGATTTTGGGCGGTAACGAGCTGCACGTACCGCAGCAGCCATTCAAGCTCCTGGTGAAGTTGGCCGAGGCTGTGGGAACTCGGAAAGGCCATTTGACCCCGCAGGAAATCGAGGCCGAGAACAGCGGCCGCAGCGCTGGCGACCTGATCCGTGACCTGAGAAATGCACTTCACGACGATCAGAAGACGCTGATCAGGACCCGCCAGAGCCCGACCCGCTATTTCCTAGGGCTGGCTCCGGGAGAGTTTGATCTGCGGCCATAGGGGCGCTGGCCCGCGTCACGACCTGTCTTCCCATTCTCGCCCATCCAAAACCCACCCCGCTCCCACCTAACGGATCGGCGGCTTCGGCAGGCTTGAGGTCATCAACAGCGGTGACCCGAGGCCTTGCCAATGCACTCTTCGATTTCCCGAGACGACCTTCAGATCCTTCTTCATGAGGCGGATATTGCGGCCCGCCGCCTCGTCCGCCAGCTGCGCCTTCCTCGCGCCGATCTCGACGATGTCCGCCAGGACCTGCTCGTTGATCTGATAGCCCGGCTTCCCGCCTACGACGCAGATCGCGGCACGCTCGGCGCCTTTGCCGGCGCCATCCTTACCAACAGGGCGACGCGCATCGCCAACAAGGTGAAGCGGGAGCGCCGGATGTACGGCGCGGCACCGATCTCGCTCGATGAGGTCATTCCCGAAAGCGACGGACTGACCCGCGGCGACCTCATCGCCGAAGCCGACGGGCTGTCAGCGCTCTTCGGCCAGCCCGTCGATGCGTTCGCCACCGCCGAGAAGCGTCTCGATGTCGAGCGCGGTCTTGCCTCGCTCGAACCCGCCGACAGCTCTCTCTGTGCAGCCCTCTCCCGGACAACCGTCGATCGCCTTGCGGCGAACGGCCATGGCGCCCGCAGCAGCCTCTACCGCCGCGTCAAGGAGATCCGCCTTGCCCTGACGGCGATCGGTGTCCGGGCCGCGTGAGACGGTTCGGCGAGCGCGTGAGTAGGAGCCCATCATGAACGTTATCGCATCCAGATTCCCCGCTGTCCGGACCCCGCTCACCGAGATCGATCTCTGTGGTTGGGTCGGCCAGGCCGCGCCCGGCGACATCCTCGAATATCACCGTGGATTCCTCGCGCTCGACACCATGCCGCACGGCACGCGCCTTGCCGAGCGGGAGCGGGCGGAACTCGCCCGCGTCGCGCGCCGCGCCTGGTGGGCGGCCGAACGCGGACTTATCCATCTCGTGCAGCGTCGCCACCGGTCGGACGATTACAGCTATCTGGCCATCGCCCGCCCGAAGCCGAGGCAGGCCTCGGTTTCGCTGTCCAACCTTCTGCTGGCGGAGGGGACCGGCATCGTGCGGATGTCGTCGAGGCTGGGGCGGTTGTTGCGATCAGATGCCATCACGCACGCTGCCGCCCGCACGGTGCGGACCGCCAAGCCGACCTTCCGTCTCACCATCAAGTCCGAGGATGCCCGATGACCAGCTCTGCTGCCCTGACCGAGATCCGCAAGCGCCACTACGCGCTCGAAGCGCTGCCCGAGACCATCGTCATTCCGGTGCGCGGCGAAATCCGCCACGAACAGGTCGTCAAGCCGATCGAGGACGCCACGCTCGACGATATCGCCTTCGCCTTGCTGGGTGTCGAAGCCGAGTTCAGCGCCGTCGGCGACCGCCTGCACGCCTTGCGCAAACTCTATGGTCTCGCCCGGCAGGCCGGCGCGCGCGGGAGTGAGTGCGCGCTCGATGTCGCGTCACGCGATGCGGGAGGCCGCTGATGGCGCTGCGCATCGTCAGCGCCGACGAACGGCTGTCCGTGGCTGGCGCCAAGACCACCATGGCGATCTTCGGTCCGAGCGGCGTCGGCAAAACATCCTTGCTGAAATCGTTGCCGCCGGCCGAGACGCTCTGCATCGACCTCGAGGCGGGCATGAAGTCGGTCCAGGACTGGCCCGGCGACAGCATTCCGGTGCGCACCTTCGCCGACGCCCTCGACATCGGCTGTCTCGTCGGCGGTGTCAATCCGTCGGCCGACCCGAGCGGCTTCTTCTCCGAGGCGCATTACCAGCATCTCAGGGAAAGTTATCCGGATCTCGTCCAGATGATCGCGGGCAAGCGCATTATCTTCGTCGACTCGATCACCGATCTCACGCGCCAGGCCATGGCCTGGGCGAAGACCCGGCCGGAGGCTTTCTCCGACAAGACCGGCAAACCGGACACCCGCGGCGCCTACGGGTTGCTCGCCCGCGAGGTCATCGGCCTGCTCAAGCATCTGCAGCATGCCTTCGGAAAGACCGTGATCTTCGTCGGCATCCTCGAACGCGTCACCGACGAGTTCAACCGCACGACCTGGCAGCCGCAGATGGAAGGCGGCAAGGCCGGTCGCGAGCTTCCCGGCATCGTCGACCAGGTCATCACCATGAGCCTATTCGCGCGCGACGGTGACGGCTGGCGGCATGAACCCGAGCGCGGCGAATACCGCCGCCTCGTCTGCCGCGCCGGCAATCCTTTCGGCCTGCCGGCGAAGGATCGCAGCGGCCGTCTCGATGTCACCGAGCCACCCGACCTCGGCGCGCTGCTCTCCAAGATCAATGCAACACGGAAAGGATGACGAGCCATGAGCTTCGACATGAATGACGCCGAACCGCAGAAGAGCGGCGAACTGATCCCCGACGGCACCTTCGCCAAGGTCACCATGACCATCCGGCCGGGCGGGACAGACGGCCAGAGCGAGATCGACCGGGGGCTGCTCAAGGCCTCGAACGCGCCTGGCAGCGACGTGCTGATGGTGGATGCCGAGTTCACCGTCGCCGAGGGTCCGCACGTCCGGCGCAAGTTCTGGCAGATGTTCACCGTCTCCGGCGGCAAGGTCGACGAGCAGGGTGTCTCTATCGGCTGGAAAATCTCGAAGGGGAGCTTCCGCGCAATGATCGACAGCGCGCTCGGGCTCGATCCGCATGACATGAGCGAGGCGGCGAAGTCGAAGCGGATCCTGCGCGGCCTGGCCGACCTCAGCGACATCACCTTCGTCGCCAAGATCAAGGTCGAGCCCAGCGACGACCCGCGCTACGGCGACAGCAACAAGCTCGACCGCGTGGTTCTGCCGAGCGAGCCGGAATGGCGGAAGGTGATGGACGGCGAGGTCCTGGCACCGAGCCCCAGCACCCGCGCGCGACCCAAGGCTGTATCGCCCGCAGCCCCGGCCTGGGGGCAGCCCGCCGCATCGCCGCCTGCGAGCGCTGCCCCGGCCTGGAGCCGGCCGGCACAGCCGGGCACGGCTCCGGCAACGGCCCCGGCAGCCACACCTGCTGCGACGCCGGCCCCGAGTGGCCCGGCCTGGCTCAACACCTGACCGTCATGACGGCCGATGAATGGCAGGCGCACGTCACGCGCGAGGCAGCGAAGGCAATGGGACAATGGCTCGAAGGACGCGGAAGGCTTCACCAGCCCATCGCCGCTCTCACGCTCCCCGAACTGGAAGCCATGGCGGCGAACGCGATCGCGCGGTTCATCGTCTTGGCCTCGCACCGGATCAAGGATCAGCCGGACGACGCCGAGGACCTGACCCGGCTCTTGCTCGGGTAGCCGTCTGCGCCGTCTGCGGACGTCAGGCGCGGGGCTTCGGCTACGTCCACCAGCTGCGCTGGGACCGCTTTCCTTATCACCGCTTCTGCTTGATGCGCTGCCTCGATGTCGGCGCGGCGCTCGCCAACAGGAACAACGGGATGATCGACAAGACCGACATGGAGACTCGAGCGATCAAGGAGGCGCGCCGGTTTCTCGCCGAGACGCTTACCGAGCTCGACCTGATGGCGCCCTTCTACGACCGGAAGCCGGAAGAGATCGATCGGATCATCGAGGCCTGCGTCGACGGGTTTCAGGAGTCGATGCAGCGCCAGGCAGCCGCCCGCGACCCGCTCGACGATCCGATTCCCTTTTGAGGTGGCGCATGGGAATCGATCTCAACCACGGCTCCGGCTTCATCTATGGCCGCATCGGCCACGCGATCAGCGTGTCCGATCGGGTCAATGCCCTGATCGATGCGGCGCTGGTGGCACGCAATCGCCGGCAGACGCCGCGCAATTATCTCGGGGGCAGCCGGATCGGCGAGCCCTGCGCGCGCAAGCTCGTCTACGAGGTGACCCATACGCCCAAGGATGAGGGGCGGGATTTCGACGGCGCGATCCTGCGCATCTTCGACGCCGGGCACCAGTTCGAGACGCTCTCCATCCGCTGGCTGCGCGGCGCGGGCTTCGACCTTCGCACCGAGCGCGCCGACGGCGGACAATTCGGGTTCGAGATGGCGGGCGGGAGACTGCGCGGCCACATCGACGGCGTGATCGTCGCTGGCCCCGATGTCGGTCTGCACTGGCCCGTGCTATGGGAGCACAAGGCGCTCAACGCCAAATCCTGGAACGACCTCGTCAAGCGTGGCTTGCGCGCCTCCAAGCCGGTCTACTTCGCACAGGTCCAGCTCTACATGGGCTATCTGGAGCTGGAGACCGCCCTCGTCACGGCGCTCAACAAGGACACCGAGGCGCTCCACCACGAGGTGGTCGGGTTCGATCCGCCCTGCGCGCAGGCGCTCTCCGACAAGGCCGTCGATATCCTGCGCGCCGCGGAAGCCGGCGAACTTCCACCGCGGATCGCCGCAACCCGGGACTTCTATCTCTGCCGCGTATGCGCCTATGCGGAGCGCTGCTGGGAGGGCGGGCGATGAGCTTCATCCCGTCTCCGCAGCAGATGGCGGCAATCGCCGCGATCGAGGACTGGTTTCGGCGCGGCACGCGCAATCAGCAGGTGTTCCGCCTGTTCGGTTACGCGGGAACGGGCAAGACCACCATCACACGGCATGCAATCGGCGAGCTCGGTCTCGAACCGATGGATCGCACGGGCGGCTCGGGCGGCGTGCTCTATGCCGCCTTCACCGGCAAGGCGGCCCTGGTGATGACCCGGAAGGGAACGCCAGCCTCGACGATCCACAGCCTGATCTACAAGGTCTCCGAGGCGACGCCCGAGGAGATCGAGCGTGTCACCCGCGAACTGGAATCGCTTCGCGGCGGCCTGCGCGCAATGGGACCGGCCGAGCGTTCCTTTGCGGAGACCCAGATCCGCCGCCTCGAGCTCCGGCTCGCCGACATCCATCAG